ATATTAATACATACATTTAATTCATATTTTTTTCTCCTCTAATAGTATAAAGAATATAGCGTAAATGGGTGGTGGTCTTCTTCAATTAGTAGCTTATGGAGCACAGGATGTTTATTTAACTGGTAATCCTCAAATTACCTTTTTCAAGGTTGTATATCGTCGTCATACTAACTTCGCTATTGAAGCTATTGGTCAAACCTTCAATGGAACACCCGGATATGGCAATCGCGTGACCTGCCAAATATCTCGTAATGGCGATTTAGTTCATCGTATGTATTTATCTCTTAAAGTAAATAGTGCTACTTCATTATGCGCATTCTATGGTTTACGTGTAATTAATTTCATTGAGATTGAAATTGGAGGACAAAAAATAGACAAGCATTATTCGCATTGGTTATATATATGGAACGAACTTTCATTACCTAAATCAAAGCGCGCTGGCTATAATAAGATGGTTGGTATGTCTGGTGGAAATCTATCCACTGGCAATACCCTATATGTTCCTCTCGAGTTCTGGTTCTGCCGCAATGTTGGTCTCGCGCTACCTTTAATTGCTCTTCAATATCACGAAGTCAAGATTAATATCCAATTTGAAACTGCCGATTTATGCAAAGGCGCAGGCACTCCTCCTTCCGAGTTCCCCGTAGCAACTTTGTGGGTTGATTATGTATTCCTCGATACCGATGAACGCCGCCGATTTGCTCAGCTATCGCACGAGTATCTGATAGAACAACTCCAATTCACTGGTTCTGAATCAATCTCATCAACTAAATTAAACTCTAAGCTTTCATTCAATCACCCCTGCAAGGAACTTGTATGGTTTGCTAGTCGTAAAGATGCTACTACAGAAACTGCTAATAATAATTGGTTCAATTATACTACAGCGTATAATGCAGTCCCTGTAGATTATACTTACAATAAATTAACAAATACTGCAGTTATTGCTAGTGGAAGTTCTTATACTTCTATAAATCCGATTGCTAATGCCAAACTTATACTCAATGGCAATGATCGTTTCTCCGAACGTAATGGGTCTTACTTCAATCTCGTGCAACCTTTTCAGCATCACGAGAATATACCAAGCAATGCAGGTATCAATGTTTATTCATTTGCTCTTAAACCCGAAGAGCATCAACCCAGTGGAACTCTTAATATGTCCCGCATAGATACTGCTACTCTTTCTCTCACGTTTGATAGTGCTATGACAGGGACAGATGTTTCATCTTCTTTAAATGTTTATGCAGTGAATTACAACGTTCTTCGTATTCTGTCTGGTATGGGTGGATTAGCATATTCTAATTAAAGTAGTCTAAGTAATTTAATAAGATTATTATGAATTACTTTATGTTGAAAGTAATTAATTTAATGTTATTATAATTGCCTTTTTTTTTTCTCCTCTAATAGTATAAAGAATATAGCGTAAATGGGTGGTGGTCTTCTTCAATTAGTAGCTTATGGAGCACAGGATGTTTATTTAACTGGTAATCCTCAAATTACCTTTTTCAAGGTTGTATATCGTCGTCATACTAACTTCGCGATTGAAGCTATTCAACAAACACCTACAGGCAGTAATTCATTAGGTTCTCGTGTTAGTTTCCAAATAACTCGCAATGGCGATTTAATTCATCGTGTATATTTTTACGGAAAGATTGCTGCTACTGGTGGTGATGTTGCACTTGTTCCCAACTTTGGACACAAGCTTTTAAAAACTATTGAGCTTGAAATTGGTGGTCAACGTATTGATAAGCATTACTCAGAATGGCTGTATATCTGGAATGAACTTTCACTTCCTATTGGAAAACGCGACGGGTATAATGTTATGGTCGGTGCTAACGGGCGAAACCTTTCAACAAAACTTACCACTGGTGCAAAATATGAATTATATGTCCCCCTCGAGTTCTGGTTCTGTCGCAATGTTGGTCTAGCGCTGCCTTTAATCGCTCTACAATACCACGAAGTCAAAATCAATATTGAATATGAAAGCGATGTATTAATGGTTGATAAATCTGGAACTAACTTTACTTTTGAAGAAGAAACTAAAACTCTTGTTTCTGGAATGGTATATAATCCAAATATTACATTAACTGGCTCTGTCAAACTCGAGGAAGCAACTTTATGGGTTGATTATATCTTCCTCGATACCGATGAACGCCGACGATTTGCTCAGCTATCTCACGAGTATCTGATAGAACAACTCCAATTCACTGGCGCTGACTCTATCACTGGAGGAACTACTGATTCGATGAAAAGTATCCGAATGAACTTCAATCATCCTTGCAAAGAATTAGTATGGACTATCAAGGATACTACGGCTGGTGTTTATTGGAACAATTACTCAACAGCAGTTAGAGGCAACGATCACCTCGACTCGGCTAACCCCGTGACAAATGCCAAGATTATGCTTAACGGCAATGATCGCTTCGCTACTCGCAAAGGTGATTATTTCTCCCTCGTGCAACCTTACCAACACCACGAGAATACCCCTGACAAGTATCATCAAGGAATTAACGTATATTCCTTCGCTCTTAAGCCTGAGGAGCACCAACCCAGTGGAACTCTTAATATGTCCCGCATAGATACTGCCGTTCTGTCATTATCATCAACCATTAGCGGTGTCATTAGCATATACGCGGTTAATTATAATGTTCTTCGCATCCTCTCTGGTATGGGCGGACTTGCCTATTCTAATTAAATTAGTTAGGCACCGACTAACCAAATTAGCCGTGCTTGTATTCTTTATATAGTAAATAATACTAAAAAATAATTGTTTTTTTATTGTAAATAGATGGAAATCATATTTATTCATTATTCATTACTTGGCTAAGTTATAATTTATTATGCGATCTATAATATAATCAATGTCCTTAGTTTTCTTGTCATCCTTCCCTTCAGTTCCTTTCTCATTAATAGGAGCACCATTATCGTCATACCCCTCTAAAAAGGCTTTCATAAATGCTTCATTATTTGTATTTACACCATACATATTAAATAGTCTATTAATGGAATCAGTTAAAGCCCTCCTTATTTTACCAATATCCTTCGTCTCCAAGTTCTGTTTTAATTTATTTAATTTTTTCAAAAAATCAGAATATGATTTAATCATAAATGCCTCGTCGATATTACTAATCTCATTGTGCTCAAATAATTTGTCATATCTTGATATATTTTTTGTGCATATTTTAAGATAACTGCTATACAAGGCTACTAATTTATCTAAACTCTTCAAGTAGTCTCTTTTCTCTTTCTCAAGTGTGTCTGATTGTCCTATGACACTTTTACGCAACTCTTCTAACAATTTATAGGCTTCTTCTAAAAGTGGTTTGAGTTCTTCTAATGCTTCTGATAAGGCATCTTTTGCTTTGTTTGCTTCTTCTTGCGCTGCATCATATTCTGCTTTGTCTTGTATATCTGCAGTGTTTAGTTCTTTTGCTTTCGCTTTTGCATCTGTTGCTTTCGCTTTTGCATCTGTTGCTTTCGCTATTGCATCTTTTACTTTATCTTTTAACTCAGTTAATTTAACAATATTAACATTTGTAGTATCTACTAAGTTATTTAATTTAACTATCGAAGACTTAACAATATCAAATAAAACCTTCGCTTTTGCTGCTTTTGCTAGTTCTGCTGCTTTTGCGGCATCGGTTGCTGTGTTGGCTACTGCTGTATTGTATGCTGTTTTTATTGCTTCCTCTACTAATTTAAAATTAGAAGTTGCATCAGTATTTATTTTTTCAATGGGTAATTTTCCATCAACCTTTATATCTTTTAATTCTTGTAATAATCCCTCAGCAGGGATTTTAATGGTATCTTCAAAATTTTCATCTATAAATTTTTTAACTTTCTTTATAGCATCATCTTTTAACTTTTCAAAATCATCTATAACATTTGAGGATAATACTGACCAAATATCCTCAAATTTTGTTAGTTTCTCTTGTATTTTATCAATCTTATCTTTAGTAGTTTCTACCTTTGATAAATATTCTTTCACATTCTTTAAAAACTTTTTTGCTTTTTCTGATAAAGTTGATGAGTTAGAAGGTTCTGCCTCGTCATCTTCTGGTGGTGGTTCGCTAATATCACCCCTTTTAACCATATCTATCACTGCTATTACATCTACTAATGACTGCGCTATCTTACTTCGTGCATCAATGAAGGCTCCCTTTTTTTCATTACCATCACCTTTTCCACCAGTTTCCTTTTTAAGTTTCTTTATTTTATCTTCAGCAACTTTTTTTGCTGTTTCTAAATCTGTTTTAATTAGTTTTAAACTTGAATAATTTATTAAATCCTCTAAAAAACTCTCACCAATCTTTTTCTTATCTAGTTTTTTCTCCAATTTATCATATAATTTTTTAACTTCATCAGGATTATCTAGTAAATCCTCATCCTTTAATTTATTCAAAACTCCGCGTATATCAGGTTTTTTATCATTAAAACTATCTACATCCTCGTAATTTTCTCCTTTAATATATTGCAATGATACATAACGTAAGTTATCATTCATTTACTTTAATATAGTAGTCTTCTAAAATAATTAGAGATATATATATATTAAAATTTAGTCGCTATTATACTTGTGAATAACCAAATAAACATTGTAAATAGCGATAATGATTTTGATAATTGCTTACGCTCTTCATTATTGAGTATCTTTTCAGTTTCAGTTTGCTCATCATCTACGTAGTCTGCCTTCCTTTTAATATTTAATATAATAGGTATTATTATTAATATGATTATCAATGAAGTATGAACAAGCAACCGCGATATCCCATTTGTTCCCATATAAAAATAGTAAAATAATGTGCGAATACTATTTATAATTCCATTGAAGTTCATATATTTTACATCATATCCATTATCTATATTAATGAATAGCACAACAAACCAAAATATTATAATGTATATAATGGCATAATATATAAATCCCTCGTAAAATGTTTTTATAATATTAATATCAATACACCATTGAACAATTATTATAGTTATATATCTAATAAAAAAAGTAGCAATAATAAATACTAATCTATCATCGAACGTAATTGCTAGTTCATCTAAGGGGTTATTAGGGTCATTTTCAAAATTATTTAATTGCTGAATAATATATTTATCATCTTCTTTAGTCTTCCCTGAAAAATTATAGTTATCGATGTCTTGCGATAATCTTGCTATCTTGTTATTTTCATCGATATTTTCAGGTTGTGTCTTCAAATCACTTTTTAATTCTTTTATCTTCTTCCAAGTTTTGATACCCTTGTCTTTATTATTGTCTAAATATTTCATTTTTAATTGTTCGTCGCTATTGCCGCCAGTGCCGCCTTTCATACCACCGCCTATTAACGCGGATGTTAAGTATTGTAATGAAGAAATAGTAGAAGCCAAGTCGGCTTCTTGTTTTTTCGATATATTATTTTGTCCCGATGAAGATGTAGTTATTTTTTCTTGCAATGTATTTGCTAAATCTGTTAATGTGTTTAAAACTTCTAAACTTGATGTTGCGGATGGCGCTGATACTGATGGTGCTGCTGATGCTACTTGCGCAGTTAATACATTGGCAATATTTACTAATTCATCAACTACAGAGCCTAAAGGTAATTCTTCTGTCTTTGAAGTATCATCAGCTGCTTGTTGCTGTTGCTGTTGCTGCTGATGCTGCTGTGCTGGTGGTGTTGCTGATGCTGATGTTGATGTTGATGCTGTATTTGTTGCTGCTGTTGTTGCTGCTGTGCTGTTGTTGATGCTTGTTGCTGTTGCTGGTCCTGCTGGTGTATTTGCTGATGCTGATGTTGATGTTGATGCTGTATTTGTTGCTGCTGTTGTTGCTGCTGTGCTGTTGTTGATGCTTGTTGCTGTTGCTGGTCCTGCTGGTGTATTTGCTGATG